GTGACAAAGCGCACCCGGACGCGGCCCGCGATTTCCGCATCACTTGCGCGGATTTCGCTCAGATCGCCGTCGATTTCCTCAGCCTCAGCCAAGTTTTCGAGGGCAATATCCGTGGGCCGCGCCCCGTCCCGCATTCGGAACACCAGCACCCCATCCCGTTCGATCGCATCAAACCCATAGGCCAGCATCAGCGGCTGCAGCGCGCTGCGCGCATCGGTGACATCTGTGATCGCATAGCCGCGCACATGGCCGTGCAGCTGCGACAGGTCGATCTCGGTCACATCCGCGCGGTGGCAGATTTCACGCACGACAGAGGCCAGGCTGCGCGCCGAAGCCCGCCCGTTCAGCCAATGACCGCGACGGTAATTCGGCCCATCGGACCACAGTTCTTCGTTGCCGGGGAACCAGGGATAGGGGCGCGCATCCCAGGCCCAGACAAAGGCCTTGGTCATGTCGATCATCGCCCCGCCATACTCGTCAGAGACCGGGTTATTGGCCGCATCGCCCCAATATTCATACATGGCACGCAGATATTGCCGCTGGATGATCTCATCCCGCGCGCCGTTGGAATAGTTCGGCAGGGTCGATTCCGAGCTTTTGGGATCGAGGAACTTGTTGGGCTGGTTGGTCGCCTTGTTGATCGCCGCGCAGCCCAGTTCGGTGAACCAGATCGGTTTGCTGCCAGGTTCCCAACCGGTGGGCACGTCTGCGCGAACACCACCCGCGCGTTCATAGTGACGGTTTTCCCACCAGCCGCGAATGTCCTTGTAGCGCCAGACCCAGGGCTCGTCATAAGCCCCGTCGGTGATGTCGGTCCGGCGCTGCGCATCGCGTGCCTCCGGCCCGTCATAATACCAGTCATAGCCCTCACCGCCTTCGATATTGGCCTTGAGGTAATCGAGGTTATAGATCGAGTCCCACTGCGCGTCGGCATGGTCCTCGCCATCGCGCCAATCGGACAGCGGCATATAATTGTCGATCCCGACAAAGTCGATTTCGGGATCAGCCCACAGCGGATCAAGATGGAAATACAGATCGCCCGAGCCATCCGCCGGGTGATAGCCGAAATATTCCGACCAATCCGCTGCGTAGCCGATCTTGACCGAAGGCCCAAGCAGGGTCCGGCAATCCGCCGCCAGCTGGCGCAGGGCCTCCACCGCCGGGAAGCCATTGGCCCCACGGATCTGGGTCAGCCCACGCATTTCCGAGCCAATGCAAAAGGAATGCAGCCCCCCAGCCGCCGCGCACAGCGCCGCCTGATGCAGGATAAACCGGCGATAGCTCCACTCATCCGGGCCGTTATAGGCGACAGAAGTGCCGTCGATGCTGAAATCCCCCGGCGCGACCGTGCCAAAGAAGGTCGCGACCTCGGCATCCGCCGCAGCAGTGCCATCGGTCGAGCCCGCCTGCCCCGGTGCCATAGAGGTGGTGATGCGCCCGCGCCAGGGCAGTTTGGGCTGATCGCCCGCGCCGCTCCAGGGATCGGTCAGACCGTTATTGTCCAGCTGATCCATCAGGATGAACGGGTAATACATCACGTCCAGCCCGTTGGACTGCATGTGCTGGATCGCCTGCACCACGCTTTGATCGGTGGGGGTGCCACCATAAACCACGCGCCCGTCCTCTTCGGGGACCAGATCGGCGGTGTCTCGGGTCAACCCGCTGACCCGCCAGGGCATTTTCGGCGCGTCAAACTCGGCCTGTTCGATCTTGGGGCGGATGGTGCAATTGCCCGCACGCAGATCATCGCCGAACCAGCTGACAATCAACGACCCCGCCCCGCAATTGGGCAGCTCGTCCCGCATCTGGGTCATGGAGGTGACAAAATCCGGCTCTTCGCTGGGCGAGTTCACATTGACCACGGCCTTTTCCGCCTCACGCGTCAGCACAAGCCGACCCAGAGACTGCGACGCGGGCGCGTCGGTATAGGTCATCTGTACTGCGTCCGTTGCCAGCGCATATTCCCCAGTACCGGGGATCACCGCCACCGCCTGTACCCCAAGGGGCACATCATTGGGGTCGCCCAATTCAGGCCGCGTGACCTCAAAACTGAAATTCGGGATACGGTTACCATAGGGCTCCAGTGCGAGATCCTCGATCACCACATAAGCGGTGCCACGATAGGCGGGCACTTTGCCCACGCCTTCGACCGCCTCGATCTTGGGATCGGGCAGCTGGTCCATGGTGCCGGGATAGACACGCATGTTCAGATCTTTGATCGCCACCTCGACCCCATCGGCCCAGACCCGGTTGACCCCGGTGATCACGCCTTCGCATAATCCCAGCGCAAGGCTGACCGAATAGCTGTAATTGCGCACCTCAGGCTGCGAAGGCGCACCTTTGCCGCCCCCGCCGCCGCTTTTCTTGACACGCTGTTTGTATTCGGTCGCCCAGATCACATGGCCACCCAACCGCATCCGACCAAAGCATTGCGCAATCGCCGTGCCTTCGCCTGCGCCACTGATGCGATAGCGGTCCAGACGGCCACTTTCGACCGCCTCAGACCCCTGCCCCATCAGGCGCTGATCAATGCGCCGACCAATCGACGCGCCAATGAACCGGCCCACCGCTGTCATGGTGATGCCCAGAACCTTTCCCCCGATCGAGCTGCCAAGCGCGGCCCCCGCCGCAGAAAGAACAATCGTCGCCATTACCCGTCCTCCTCTGGAAAGGCGAAACGCGCCACAACGCGCCGCGCCCAGGGCTGTGTCAGGGCGCTTTCGACCACCCCATGCCCGTTATAAGAATGCACAAAATGCGCCTCGGCCCCGCAGCGGGTCTGCAGCCCGACATGTTTGGCCACCGATCCGGCGCGCATACGAAACAGCAAAACATCGCCCGGCGCGGCCGCGGCCAGCGCCTTTGGGCGCAGATGGCACATAGCCGCGCGCCACAGGCGTTCATCGCCCTGCGGTTCGGACCAGTCCATGCTGTAGGCGGGCACGGGTTCCGGTTCAGCCCCGATCACCTCGCGCCAGACGCCCCGCAACAGGCCCAGACAATCGCAACCCGCATGGCGGCGCGACGCCTGATGCACATAGGGCGTGCCGATCCAGCCCCGCGCTGCCGCAACAATCGCCTGTTCGCGCGGGGTCATCGTCTGCTCCCGCCATCGACCGTGCCCGAGCGGCCCGGATTGACCATGACCCAGTCTTCGTCCGGGATGTCCGGGAAGCCCTGGAAGTTGACGGCATTGTTGAATTTCAGACGGCTTGTCTCGAAACTCTTATCGTCACCGGCCAGCAGCCGCACCTGATCGCCCGCAACAGGGCGCGCGCGCACTGGCTCCCACAGGTCAATCGCCCGGCGCCCATCCGGCAGGATCAGGTCGCGCTTGATCGTGCCGCTGATCCCGATCGCATCGCCATCCAGGAAATCCAGCCGCCCATGCAGGAACCAGTCGGGCTGATAGGCCGACAGATCGTCAAAGATGAACCGCCCGGTGCCTTCAACCGCGCTCAACCTGCCTTCAAAGAAATAGCCCGGCGTCATCATGTCAAAGCCGCTGCCGCCGCCCACATGGCTGACCGTGCTGGGCTTTTGGTACACCCGGCCCAAAGGCTGGTTCAGCTTGTCGGTCAGCCCGCGCAGTTCCGCGTGAAAGGCGCCATTGCCGCGGCGCAGCTCGCCAATATGGCCGTGAAACACGATCTTGCGCGCCTCAAGGTCGGCCCAGTTGACCAACCATGAGGTAACCTCGGCCCCGTCATAGCGCCCGGCGGCGATGTCTTCCTCGCGGATCGCCGCATCAGACAGCGCGCCCATGGCCTCGCTATTGTCCACCGAAAGGCCCGTGGCCTGCTGCAGCGCCCGTGCCGACATGCCGGTATCGGCGCGAAAGGTGATCCCCTCGAACGCCAGTTCCCGGTCATGATCGGTAAAGCCCAGCACCAGCCCGTCGCGCCGTTTCACCGCCCAGCATCGCGCCACCGTGGCAAGCCCGGTGGCCAGATGCGCGTGCAAAGACTCCTTGCCTGACATCAGACCCGCACCTCCACAACCGGCACATCCGGCACCTGACCAGCCTGAAAGCTGGAGACGCTGACATTGATACGATCCGTGTCAAAGCGCACCGGCACGTCAAATTCAAAGCCCGCGCTGATTTCCGCCCCGCTCAGCGGCGGTTCATCAAAGGTCATCATCCCAGTTGTCAGGTCGATTTCAAAATGCACGCCCTCGCGGCGTTCGACATCCTGTACCGCCGCCACAACGCTGCCCGCCACGGGTTTGGTGATCGGACGCGCATAGGCGCCCTGCCCGGAACGATAATTCTTGACCAGCTGAAAGCTGCGCGTGACGCCATCGCCATGGGCAATCACCTGATCGCCATAGGCCGGATCCTTGGATGGGCGGCTGGATT